TGCGTCCTTTATTTCTATGTTACGATATGTACCGTTAACAATTTTTACATCTGTTGTCTGCATTGGTTCTCACTCCTATTTTTAACAACTTATATATACATAATAGCATCATTACACTATATGTCAACCTTTTTTATTGTTCAATTTTCACATAATTGAACACAGTTTCCTTACATTGGCTGAATTTACTCACATCATGTGTTTTTACTTTGCCAGTCAAAACCACATCTTTACCTTCAATAATACCTTGTATGTCTGGCTCACGATTGAAGAAAAATTTAACTATATTTTTCTCTTTGGTTACACAAGTCACCAAATGAATATTGTATTTGGCAATAAACTTTACATCTTTAATAAAACATGGAAACCGTAAACGTTCACCAATTTTACCAACAAACTCACTAGAGCTACGATGCTCATCAAAGAAATCATCTAGTCCTTGACGTTTTTGTAGTACACGAAAACTGTTTGGCAAACTTGCCAGCACTGCCACACCAAATTTTTCACAAGTTTCATTTCCAATACTTTGAAGTACGTTGCTTTCAAAGTCGTTGATAGAACCAGCAAGTTTTTTTGCAATAAGTTCTTGTTTGAATTCATCTACAATTTTGTCAGCAGTGGTTACAGTATCCTGACTGATCTCCATCATATCAGTAGTACCTTCAAGCATATTTAGAATTGATGTTTTATTATCATACACATGCTTATCAGCATTCTGATCAAAATATCCATAACCGCTTTTGATAAAGCCTTGAGCTTTGTCAACTTCAATAGCAAGCTCTAGTACCTGTCGTGTATTGTATTGTGTTTTTTGACGTGCCATTTTCTTATCCTCTGTTCAACTTACTCTTTAATATTAGCATGAATACCAAATACGTCAACCTAAAATATAAAAATCAATAGTGCAAAAACTAGGAAAATTATAAAGATCCAATTGAAAATTGCTATCCAAATATTACATAATAATTTGAAACCATTCCATAATTTACCAAGTATTGCCATTACGTCCTCTTTTTTAGTTTATATATACACTATAACACCAAGACGTCTTATTGTCAACCTTTTTGTATGTATGAACTCATTAAATCAATTGAATTTTCAGTTATTTCATATGGAGCATAATATAAACTTATTCGACTAAATCCAGTGTTGGGTTGAGCTTTGTATAAATTAAAATCTTGATAATTTTTTTTGTTTATTATACCCTCAGCAAATCCACTATTCAGATCAAGTGGATCTTTGTTTACTATTGAATTATATAATTTGTCTGTCAAAATTGTATGATTTTCCAAACTGAGATGTCCTACTCTTCCATCATATCCATCGGTAATTTGCATAAAGCTATGCCATCTTTTGGCTACCTTTTTGTCAGTGCCAATTGGTATCCAACTTGGAATTGTAGATTGCATTTCAAATTCTGACATTGCAACCATGTTTAAATCACCTTTAGTTTCAATATCCAAATTATATTCAAGTGGTCTGTCGCCTGTAATATAATTGTTTACATCATATGCAGGAACATTAATTAGGTTATATCCTTTGTATTGATATTCTTTAAAATAGCTTGCTATGGCATGCCCATAAAGTTCTTCTAAATCTTTTCTCGCTATAATACAAGCATAATCTCTAGCTACCTGGAATTGCATTTTTGCACGTTCTAATTCTTCTCCCTGCAATTTATAAGTAACTACCTGTTGTAACCAGTCCCATTTTATTTCACCATTTTTCATATCAATAAAATTAATAAAATTAGTCATCTCAGGTAACGGTTCTATAAACCAACGTCTACTTGGTTCTGTATGTAACATTACCAAATAATCATCTTTACCTATTAAATTGATGTGATTATTAAAGTGATACTGCATTACATCTAAACTGCTACCAGGAATACCAATCATAATACAATGAACACAGTCAAGTTTTCTAGCCAATTTAAAAAACCAAAAATCTTCTTTATCAGGCTCTAACTCTTCTAATTTAACTTTTTCTTCTTCTGCAAGTTTTCTTGGATCCCTAGCAACAGTATAACTAGCAAAACTATCACCAAATATCCAAAGTTTTTTACCAGGTTTAAATTGATCTAAACTATATTCCATGTAATATACTTTCTATTTGCAAATGCAAGTAAGAACGATTTGCAACACATAAATGTAGGAAATGGGCGACTGACCAAGTTCTTCTTTGGTCAGTCAAATTCTAACTGAACAAGTCTCCTTGTTCTGTGTATTTTTTTACCGTCTCACGTGTCATAATACCGTCGCACCAATTATCGGCGGCATCACGCACATAATGAAATGATTTATCATAATAAGGAATACTGCCGACGAGTTTGTTATTTTCATAAAAGTTACAACACAGATACTCATCATCAATCAAGTTTATTACACTCAATCTTCCTGTTTCTGTGTTTTCTCTTCTGTTGTACCAACCTGTACCAAATTCATCAGCCATATTAATTACTCCTTGCTAAAATGTTTTTCAATCATTTCGAGACGATCACTTGCCGCCGCCATTTTATCAAGTTCGGCGATAACTGCTTCAACAATATCGGAGTGTTCGCCAATACCTGCTGGCATTGTTTTGTAAACTTCGATGTTTGCTTGATGTACAGCCATTTCACCTTCTGCTTGCTTTTTGGCGGCTAGAATGATGGCATCTCCTGCTTTCATTTTACTTCCTCTTGCAATGGTGCCGGCACCAAGATTCGAACTCGGGACCTGATGATTACAAATCAACTGCTCTACCAACTGAGCTATGCCGGCAACCATAACTATATATCGTTGTATAGTTATGGGTATTTATTTTAATGAATGACTACGAAAGGTTCTAAGGGCTTTTCTTCCTGATCCGGATGCCAGTGAGTAACATCACCAGTAAGCCATCCAGTATCATTATAAAAAATACTCATACCTTCCCATTCATTACCTTCTTCATCAACATAGAGACCTCCATAAAAACCTCTATGAGTTCCCACGACATCAAAGAAATACCAACATTTCTCTCCTACCGCAGGTAATTTTTCATTTACATCTATCCATTTCATATTTTTCTCCATTTGGTGCTCGCACCCGGACTCGAACCGGGACGACATATTGTCGACAGATTTTAAGTCTGTTGTGTCTACCTATTCCACCATGCGAGCTACCAATTGGTGGTCCTGACAGGATTCGAACCTGTATCGCTCTCTAATCTGGAGACTGTGCCGGATATAAGCCGGGTGTTTTACCATTAAACTACAGGACCTCTTATTGGCGGAGAGACAGGGATTCGAACCCTGGGTACGTTTGACCGTACGACGATTTAGCAAACCGCTCCTTTCGACCACTCAGGCACCTCTCCAATTTGGCCCACTCTACAGGACTCGAACCTGTGACCTACGGTTTAGAAGACCGTTGCTCTAATCCAACTGAGCTAAGAGTGGAAATTTGTTTGGCTTCTAGATCTCGGCATGCAACTGTTTTAATCTAGTAACTTAGCCTACCCTTATGTGGGCGACACGGCCCGCCTTTGTAGGTACCAAGTAATTACTTCTGAACGTAAGGTGTGTTCCAATCTCCAACGTTCATGCTTATGTAGTAGGCTGTATCAAAATAATCAGTCATTGCATCACTGTTATCATACCAACCTTTGTTCTTGTGAAAACCTTCTCCTTTCATAGGAGCAGTTTTAATAATTTCATGCACTTTGTCAAAAAAGTCTTTGTGTTCACCATACATATGTGTGTGAAACTGATTAATTTGTGCATAACCATCATCACCAGCTCTAAAACAATCACTAAAGTCTGTAGGGCCACTTTTAATAGTAACATCTACACTTGAATGATGTCTTTTTCTAACACCAAATTTAAACTTTGGAAATGTAGCTTTTAATTCATTTCTAATTGCTTTTACATCTTCTGCGTTAATATATGCCATTTGGTTCTCACTCCTTTTTCTAACTATACATATACTATAGCACCATGAGCTCTTATTGTCAACCTTTTATTCAAATAAATTGCGAGAAAAACCATATTTTTTTTGAAAAGATTCTTGATATTGATCAATCCATGATTGCTCATATGTTTTGCTAGCTATTGTATCAGAATCCTCATTTAGAAGTGTAATTGTATACAAGTCACTGTAGGGTTGTATTTCATCATGAATATCAACAACAGCCTTATCACCAAAGTTTGTTTTATCCATTTTTGCTAACACACAATGTCCCAATGCATTTGACTTATCATTAATATCAACATTGTTGGTTGTACACCATTGTTTATAATCTTCCCAATCTACATGTGGGTAAGTGTTAAAGGCTACATCAAATTCTCCTGACAGGAATTTGTTTGGACTTAACTGATCCATTGGAATGTTAGTGTCATTTGATGTATAAGTTTGCAGTATTGGTTTTCCGGTTTGCGGATAATGTAGCACAACATCTCCAAACTCTCTATCTTCCATTTTAAATTCATCGTAGTCACCATCATGTATATCCAATAGGCATTTTGCTTCTGGTCTAATACATACAACTAATCCACTTCTTGGGTAAAACTTTTCTCCCCAAGATTCATACTTGTCTGACTTATCTACAGGAATAAGACGACCTTCAATTTGATGACATAGAAGATTTAATTGCCAAATACTATTGAATATTGCATCACGTTTTTGGTCTGGTAGATATTGTTTCATCCAAGTAGTGTTTAGGTCTTTATTTTCTACATCTAAACTTAATAATTCAAAATGCCTGTGTATTTCATTTAGTTGTGGTTGATCAACTGTATTATGATCAAAATGCATATTAATTGTATAATCAAATCCATCCATACTTGCAAAAATATTATCCAAATATTCAATATGCCAATTTAATTCTTTGCATAACCATTCCTTTGTTTTTGAATTTGGAGTTAAATTATAGTCCCAACTATGGTTTAAAAAATCTTTTTGTATCCAAGAAACATCATTGTCTAAAAAATCTACATGTAATTTTTCAGCCCATTTTTGTGAAAATTTATTTGGCGCAATATTGAAGTATAAGTCTAGTAATTCGTTTGTACCTAGATTACGCATTGTTAAATTTAGTTTACAATACACTAAATTTTCCTATTCTTTTTTCGTGTCTTCCGCCTTCAAATCCTGTGCTTAAAAATGTATCTACTATAGCTTCAATAAAGTCACTGTCAGTAACTCTTGCACCCAAACACAGTACATTGGCATTGTTGTGAGCTCTAGTAAGTTGTGCAGTATCAATATCTTTGCACAACCCAGCTCTTATTTTTGGATTTCTATTTGCTACCATACTCATACCTATACCTGTTCCGCATACTAGGATACCATAATCAGCATCACCATGTGCTACCAAATCACATGCACGTTTGCCATAGTCTGGATAATCGCAACTGTATTCTTCAAAACATCCAACATCTTTAACTACATGTCCTTGTTCTGTTAAATGTTTGCTTATTGCTCTTTTGGTTATGTAACCGCCGTGGTCACTTGCTAATGAAATAATCATATTGTTACCTCTAATTGCTTTATAAAATTGTGTACTGTATCGTCTTCTTTGTCAAAATTATCATTTACTTCATTTAGACAATTAAATTCTTCGTTGTACTTCCACCTTGCAAAGTCTCTCTCCATTGTACTCATAAACACATCTTCACTCTGAGTTTTATAACCTAATTCTTTGGAAATCTCACTTATTTTTTTGCGTCTATAGTAAACCTCTCTGAAAGTCAATGTGTTTAGATGTGGTTTTGTTTTCCAAAACTGTTTGTTTATATCTTCTACCATATCGTATTTGGCATCAAAAAAATCAGTGCCAGGTAAAAACATAAGATATTTTTGTAGGTTTAAACTGGCAATAGTACCATCTAAATTGTATTTTTGATACTTGTACAAAAACTTAACATTTTCTAAAAAGTCTTCTTCTGTTTCTAAAGGATGTCCAAATAGAAAATTAATCATTGTGCTAATACCAGCCTTGCTATGATTTCTTAAAGTATCCTCTACTGCATCGTCGTTGAAGCCTTTTCTCATCAGTTTACGAATACGTTCACTTGCGTGTTCTAATCCCCAACCTGAATTTGTAAAGCCAGATTCACGAGCTAGTTTATAATCTTCTATACCCATCTGACTTTCTGTTCTAGCAATAAACTGTCCGCCCCAATTAAAATTTACTTCATAATTTTGTTTATATTCTAGTAATGTAGTATATAACTCTCTAAATGCTTTCATACTACCATTTACAAGACTGTCACTCATGTAAAAAGCTGTAACACCACTGTTTTCATAATGATGTATCATTTCTTTTGCAATATGTTCTCCGCCTCTTGTCTTAAACTTGGGCCACAATCTGTAAATATCACAAAAGTCGCAACGCCTAACGCACCCACGAGAGCCTGTTATTGTATAATGAATTGTTTCGCCATGATCCTGCTCTCTCCAAGGATATAAGTCATGATTACAATCTTCATAATTAGCAAAAGCAAGCCCTTCTAAATTTTGTATTTGTTTAGGTGGTCTATTAATACCAACTGCGTTTGGATTGTTTTTGCAAATAAGTTCAACAATAGCAACTTCGGCTTCGCCAGTGATAAAATAATCACAATATCCTCTATCTAGCATTGCATTAGCATATTCAAATTTTGTATCACCTAATGCATCTCCTAAACCTGTGCCACCTATTAGGACTTTTTTGTTAGGGTACTTTGATTTTATAAACCTTAATGTAGCTTCACCAATTCTAGTGCTATTAATACTAAAAATACTTACACCAATCCAAGTTGGGTCTGTTTCTTGTATTTCTCTATCAACGATAACATTTAATTTTTCACTTATTTCTTTGAACAATATTGGATCTGGATCCATATTTCCAAAATCCAAATTGTACATGACATCACTCCATTTATCTTTCATTTGATTGTATAGAATGACACAAGCATCAACTGCCTTACAGGTGACAGTACCTCCAGCTTCTAATTGTCCTTTTAAGTGATAAACAGCCGCCGGTGGGCGTCTGACTTCAGTGAGGGGAATATTAATAAGTAATACGTCTTTTTTTGGCATGCATATATTTATAGAGCTACGTCTTCGAGGCCTGCCGCTCTTAGTTTTACAATATTGTTGATTTGAAACTGTTTGGCATCTAGTGCTTTTATTAATCCCAAATACTTGTTTCTGATTAATGCAAACTCATTCACAATATGCTGTTGATCGATTACTTCATCTTCTCCCTCAGCATATTTTTCAGCATCACGACTGCTTAGTGCTTTATTATAACCTTCTAAATATTTTTTATAATATCTAGTCTTTTTCTTACGTTGTTCGATATTAAGATATTCAAGTATTGCTTCGATCTCTTGCAATTGATTAAAACGGTGTTCAACAATGCCAGGCATGTCTCTACTGTGTTTTTCAACATTACCTTTAAGTCCACACTCAACTCGAGCTTCGTCAAGTTGTTGTTCATAATGTTGTATAGCAGGAATAATATTGCTAATAT